GTGAACCCGCTCTTAAAATCCCTAAGTAACGTGAATCCTCTTGGTCACCTAAAGCAGGTACGGTAATTGAAAAATCAACAATAGCAACTGAAGGTCTATTACCTGGTATCTTCAAACCATAAGTTCTGGCAATATTAAAAATAGATGAACGTTGTTGAGCATATTGTAATACAGTTTCCTGAATACTTCTATCAATGTGGTAATTAAGATTATCACCAATCGCAGCATTCAAGTCCATCAATACCGAATAAACGGCAGCATCATTGAAGTTATCAATTAATTCAGGGTAATACTGTTTAGTATAATTTACGAGGTCCTGTCTTAACCCTTCAAAGTCTCTTTCCGTGTATGAAATTTTTCTACTTGCCATCTACTATTAAATATTGATAATTATGAAATCTTTGGTTTGGAAAGTACTATCTGTAATGGTATAATCAATCCTTAATTTTGCCGTGTATTCTTCAACACCACGACCAGGTACTCTATATATACCACCAATACCCAACTTATCCATATTTAATTCACCCTGAGCTTCTAAATCTTCTAAGTAAGGTGTAATTGTTATTTCATTAACTGTAAGGTTTGGAATGTATTTTTCAATAGAATCTCTGATATCCGCTTTAATTGCCTCGAATGTTGTACCATCCATAGGTTCAAAAATAAATTCATAAATTCTCGTACCAAAATCAGGTAAATAATATCTACTACCTTTCCTTGTTAAGATAAGGTGTAATAAATCAGTCCTTATCTCTTCGTCAGTAGTCTGAGAAAGAGAAAGATATTTTCCTTCTTTACTATCTTGAAAAGGGAAATTGATACCGTATGTTTTACCGTCTGCCATTGTCTATAAATATCTTAACTAAATAAATTGCAAAAAAAAGAGGACCGAAGTCCTCTTTTATATTTATAAATTGTGTTTTTTAACAATTATCCTTCACATGCAACACACTGAAGGTCATTCAATCCCAACTTCTTTCTTGCGAAAGCTTGAGCTGAATTCATTGAGTGTTGGTAGTATAATGTCTTAACACCCAACTGCCAAGCTTCAATAAGAAGTTTGTTAACATCCCTTGTCGGCATGTCAGGTGAAATCATTAAGTTCAACGACTGTGATTGGTCAATGTAAGATTGACGAACCGCAGCTTGATTGATAATTGACGACTGATTGATTTCAGCAAATGTTCTAAAAACTTCTTTCTGTTCGTCACTTAAAATATCTAAGTGTTGTACTGAACCATCATTTTGTTTGATACTGTTCCATACCTCTTTGGTGTCGTGACCTAATTCAGATAACAACTCTTTAAGAACAGGATTCTTAATAGTTACCTTCATCTTAGCAACATCCTTCACATAACAGTTAGACCAAATAGGTTCGATTGATTGTGATACTTGACCTAAGATAAAAGCTGAAGATGTTGTTGGTGCGATTGCGTTCAACGTAACGTTTCTTCTTCCATATCCTTCTAAGTACTCAGGTTCACCGAACATCTTAGCCAATTCCTCAGACGCCGCGTATGATTTCTCTTTAATGTGTTTGAATACCTCAACATTCAATCTCGCAGTTTCTCTCGTATCAAAAGGAAGACCTCTCTTTTGTAGAAGTGAGTGCCATCCCAATACACCAAGACCCAACGCTCTTTGTCTCTTAGCGAAGTTGTAAGCTTTCTCCAAATAGAAGAAACCTCTCTTACCTTCAATAGTCCCGTTGTCTCTGATATCCTCAATCTTAGTTAAGAATTCAGTAACAACCGCATCTAAGAACATTGTCATAATCTCAACAGCATCTGTATCTTTCCACTCATCATAGTGAAGAACATTCATTGATGATAATACACAAACAAATGACTCCTCTTCAGAGTTATGAAGTGCAATCTCAGAACATAAGTTTGAATTGTAGATTGTCGCTTCTTTGTCTTTGTATACATCAACAGTGTTGTTGTTCATTGTATCATGGAACATAATGTATGGGTAACCAATCTCTCCACGTCTTTGGATGACCTTAGCCCAAATTGCTCTTTTCTCTTCATCACCCGCAATCATCTCATTCATAAACTCATCAGTTACTGTAACTGCGTGAGTCAAATCCTGAATTGGGAATCCTTCTGTACCAATCTCCAAGAACTCCATAACGTCAGGGTGTTCCACAGGAAGGTATGGTGAGAAACGACCACGACGAGTTGAACCCTGTGAGATGTTGTCAACAACACTCTCAAATAGATTCATAAAGTGTACCGAACCTGGCGCTAAACCGTTGTCAGTAATCTCAGCGCCTCTGTGTCTGATGTTACCAAAGTAACCAGAAGTACCACCTCCCATTTTACTCATTTCACCGACCTCAGCCTGTGTGTATAGAATTGACTCGATGTTGTCTCCAATATTAGACCCAAAACAACTTACAGGTAAACCTCTCTTCTTTCCGAAGTTAGCCCATACAGGTGATGATAGGGAATACCATCCCTTACCCATATAGTCATAAAATTTATCTGCAAATCCTTCGATACCTAAAAGGTTCTCAGCATGTTCTGCGATTGTTCTGATTCTCTCTAGCGGTTCTTCACCTTCACTCAAGTATCCTCTACGGAGGAAGGTAATTGATTCTTCGTTAATCCAGTCAAATGGTTTTCTATTGTTCATTTTATTTTTCGTTATTTAATTAGAATAAATCGTTTGATGTAATCGATTTAGATTTCTTACTGTAGTTAATACTTCTTTTGTTGAAGAAATCAGTGTGTTTAGTAGTTAAGATTTCATCGTCAAACCATTCAGTTGTCTCCAACAACGGTTCGTTGATTTCGAAAATACTATCTACACCAATGGAGTTTAATGATACATTAAATCTATGTTTAATAAATTCCATTGTCTGACTTTTCGTTAGGAAATCTAAATCACCTTCCTCAAATATCCAATTAACTATTTCTGTTTCTGCCTCATACGCTTCCATTGTAGCTGCCACAAGGTCTTCTTTTAATTGTTCTGTCCACCATGATGGGTTTTCTCCTTTGATAAGGTTTACCAAATCAAATCCGAATCCAGCATGGATATTCTCTTCTTTCGATGTTGCTTCAACAGCGTTACTGATACCTTTCAACATATTCTTATGTTTGTTGAATGACATAATAACTAAAAACTGTGAGAACAACGATACATTCTCTACAAACATAGAGAACAATACTACAGATTCAAAGTATTCTTTATCTTCAACTGCCTTTGAGTTAGAGATAGCTTTCTCCAAATACTTAATTCTTCTACGGATTGCCGGTACTTCGAGTAATGTTTCGAAGTCTGAATTCAATCCTAACAATTGAATTAAGTGTGAGTAAGCATCTGCGTGTCTAACCTCAGACTCAGCAAATGTTGCACCTACATTACCAATTTCAGGTTTCGGCATCCTTTTGTAGATGTCACCCCAAAACGTTTTAACCGCAATCTCAATCTGAGAGATAGCCAACATCGCTCTTTTTACCGCAGTTTTTTCTTTCTTATCCAAGTTTACTTTGAAATCTTGAATGTCTGAAGTAAAGTTAAACTCCGTATGTACCCAATATGAATGTCTGATAGCATCCACATATTCATTAAGATTTGGATATTCGTAAGGTTTAAGATTCGTTCTCTTAGTAAAGATGTTCGGTCCATGGTTCTTACGGTAAATGATGTATTCTTTAGCAACATCATTAAGGCCGTTGTCCATCAACTTATTCTCCACCATATCGTGAATTTCATCCACGTGAGGTACTTTATCCTTTTCATCTCTGAAAATTCCTTTACGAGTGATTCTCGCAATTTTCTCAGCCATTTCATCATCAACTTCACCGATAGACTTCATAGCCTTCAGTACCGCATATTTAATTTTTTCAGCCTCGAAAAGTACTTGTTCACCACTTCTCTTAATTACATAACGAGTTTCTTTACCATTCATAGTATTATTGTTAACCATAATTTATTATTTATTAATTTTGTTGTCCCTCACGTTGCTTACGCTTCTCCATGAGCTCCTTGATTCTATCCCTCTGTTTCTCCTCTCTTTGTTCTTCCAAACCTAAGAAAGTAACACTCTGTTCAGTATCAATAACCAACATTTCATTATCATACTTACAATTCTCAAAGACAACCCCGTCCTTTCCGATACGAGACTTTGTAATTGCAATGGTAGCCAAGTTCATTTCCTTTTGTTGTAATGACTTCGCCACCGAGATAATTACGTGACCAACCTGAGCCTTCTTAATAGAACCACCCATTTGGTCTGTGGTAACAACTTCTGATGAAATTGAAGAACGGTTACCCTGTGTTGCTGTCCACCCAACAAGGTCCAATTCGTGACACATTGCTTCGAACGCTCTCATCACAGAACCTTCACTCTTCCATTCATCACCCAAGTTTTTGTCAGGTGTAATACAATCGATGTAATCCACAACAATCATATCAATCTTGTTCCCTTCAGCTATCATCTTTCTAACCTGATTCTTGATTTGATTCATCGTCAGGGTATCAGACGGTAACTTCTTCAAAGTTAAGGAATTTTTTGTATTTTCCTTAATCTCTTTGACTTTATTCATCACATCATCTTTGTGATTAGATAAATTGTCAGGAGCAATACCTGTCCATAGTGTGAAGTGTTTACGTTGGATAATCTTCGGGTTGTCCTCAAAGAACACCTGAAGAACATTGTAACCTAAATTGAATGCGTGGTTTGAAATCTTTGTTAAGAAGGTCGTCTTACCCACACCTGTCGGTGCAAGAATAACTCCAATCTCACCTTTTGCTAAACCACCCTTCATTAGGTTATCAATACCTGGTACTCCCATCGGGATTGGGTGACGGTAATCGTCATCCAATACTACATCCAAATTTGAGAATACATCTGCAGTACCAGTATCCACTTCACCAACTTGTAGAGCTTCTCTAACCATCTCCTCTAAGTGGTCGTAAGATTCAAAATCACCTTTGTCAATGATTTTCTGAGCCTTAGCCATCACTTTCTGAAGTTCCTGTTGTTTACAGAACTTCAATGACTTCTCTTGTACGAAGTCTGACCCTTCAATAGGTGCATCTTTAACATCTTTTAACATGTCAAAAACCATTTTCTGAGCCATCGGAGAGGTAATTTCACTCTTCGTTAGTTGTTCCAATGTAGCAAATGTTGGAGTATGTTCGTACTTGACGTAGTACTCTTTAACCATTTGCATAATAATTTTGAAATATTGATTATCAAAGTACTTCGGGTCCAATACATCGACAATCGAATTGGCAAAGTCTTTGTCAATAACGATGTTGTTTAGAAGTTGTATTTGGAAGGAGTTACCGAGGTAACCGAAGTTTTTTTCTTTTGACATATCAATCTAATTTCTTTCGGGTAAATAATAAATATGGTTAACCTAACTGATATTCCATGTACTGGTAAGATAATTCTTCAGAGGAAAAAAGCTCTGTCAAACCACGAAGTACACTTTTTAGTTGCGGGCGGATATCTACGGTGTATCTTATTTTCGGCGGGTATAATTTCGCGTCAATAATTTTATGACAAATTGTCTCCTCCCCAATGCAAATTTTTACATGGAACGTTTCTGGACCTTCAGTATTTGAGGTGTCCAAAATGCTTGGGTCCAACGCAATTTGGTTGTAGTGGTCCAACATATACATGTTGGTTCTCGCCTTAAGACTCCCTGTTAAAGTACGAGTAAAGTCATTAACAAATTCAATGACATCAATACTTTTACGAGCCTTCGGATTGTACCCTTTAACGTTGAAGTAACGTTGTACTACGATGTTTTCATTCAACATCAAAAGGAATTCCATTTTTGTTACGTCGTTTTTTTCTTTCATAACTTAATTTTTGTTTTTGTAACGTTTTTTTTCTTTTCTACTTAGTTTCATAAACGGTGTTAAAAAATCTACCCAACCATCATCCTGTTTGGGTAAGTACTTGAAGATTCCATCTTCGTTCATCATTCTCATGAGATTCTGATATCCTCTTCCTTCAGGGTCCAACTCTTCTGTATAGTAGAGTTCGACTTCCTCCTTACCTTCATCACTTATCATTGGGTGGGACAAATCTACAACCTTTTTGTTAATATCAAAGAATTCTTTTCCTAAAACCCCCCTTTTAGTTTTTCCTTCTAAGATACTCTCCAAGATTTTTCTTTTGTCTCCCTCCGATTTTAACTCTTCGGCTCGGGTTATAATATCATCAACAGAAGTCGCTTTGTCCAATATTTCGGGAAATATCTTCGCAAAAGTTTTCTCACCGAGTAAGTATATACCATCAATGTTGTCAGATTTATCCCCCGATAAAATCTTAAATGTCGAAACATTGTAGTGTGGTATTGAAATGTCCTTCAGAGGGATGTTATCTCCCTCCTTATAGACTTTTCTATGACTGGGTGAGTAGACCTCTACTTTATCCGAAATAAGTTGTGTAAGGTCCTTATCTGATGAAAATATAGTTTTGTATTCGTCTTCAGAAATGTTACAGTAATGAGCAATCGCATCGTCTGACTCACACCCATCAATGGATACTTGTCTGATAAACATTTCTTCCAAATACTTCTTAACTCTCGACAACTGCCATTCAAATGAAATCTGTTGTTGTTCGTTAAGACTTGTTTTTCTATTTCTTTTGTATTGTTCGAGCAACTCTCTTCGTGATGTTGAGTTATCCTCCGCATCCCAAAATACAATGACTTTGTCGTAATTGTGCTCGACTAAGAATTTTTTGAGGGTATTCACGAAGTGAAAGATTGCACCAATATGGTTTCCCTCATGGTATAAATCTCTTACTCCGTGATATCCTATTTTAACTAAATTGTTTCCGTCAACTAATAATGTCTTCGTCAAAATACCCTCAATTAAAGGTTAGACTTCTTTTACTTCTTCCAATTTGTAGTCACCATCTGTACCGATGACTCTCTTCCAATATTCTGATTGCTCAGACTTATAAGCCTCAATAGACTTCTTTTCTTCAGCAGATTCTTTTCCTGCCAAGAAACCATGAGGTGTTACGATAATTTTACCGTCCTCATATCCCAATCCATTGATGTGGTTTTTCATAACCGATACTTTCGTTCTAACTGCAAACTTAACTTTTCTTTTGTCTTTGACCGCAGCAATCTTATTGGTACCAGCATTTTTCTGATTTCCAAATAAGAATACCAATGAGGAGTTCAACCAAATTGCTTCACAACCCTT